AACCCCAAGTAATACACAAACACAAACTAATACACCTACTAATACATCAACACAAACCCCTACGCAAACACCAACTATGACTGGATTTACTATCCCTTGTGTCTGTGTTGAAATAACAGCAACCAATACTGACCCCGAAGGACCAGCAGGTTCAATAACATACAATAATTGTTTTGGAACATTGGTGGGTGAGATATTTTTAACAACGGGAACAAGATACAGGTGTATAGATTATACTGGCGGAGTATTACAAATATTTAGTTCAACAAATGTGACTTATAGTATTGCTTCTGGTTATAGTTGCTCTGGTGGAACTTGTCCTACTGATATTGTTATTCCTTTAACACCAACACCGACTCCTACTAATACTTTAACACCAACCCCTTCAACAACTATTGGTGCATCTCCAACACAAACAGAAACTCCTACGCAAACACCGACCCCTACTAATACAGAAACACCTACACAAACTAACACACCAACTACAACTTTAACAGCAACACCCACACCAAGTATAACCGCATCACAAACCCCAACCACAACAACAACTTTAACAGCAACACCCACACCAAGTATTACACCACCACTTGAAACTTGTGCCTTCCTCACGGTAAGAACTGACTCAAGTTTAGATGTTCCAATTACAGGTGTTGAGGTAAATAGTGTCCCTGTGACTTATTTATCGGGTGAAACATTCACAATTATACCAACTGACCCACCAGGTTATTTTAATACAACACAAACAGGGACATCTGTGACTGTGGTAGTAAATTATGGAAGTAATATTGCGGGACAACGAATAGAGCTTACAGATTGTGATGTTGTAGTTCATTGTTGCGACTTAAACCCTGGTGGTGGAACTTGCACCTTTACAGGAGTTGATTTGAGTTGTAATTGTAATTGGGAAATACAAGCATACGATGGAACTTGTTAAAATTAAATTATGGAATTCAAGATATATTATGAGGGTGTGGAAATAGTTTTACCTCTCGTTCAAGAAAAGAAAAAAATAAATGAAATGTTGAATGACCTTCAACCAAAGTTTTCGCAACTTACAGATAATGTTAGATTGATGAAAGTTTTTAATTTAGGTATTAAATATGGCGAATAAAAAAATCACCTTTGAGTTAGACATTAACGGAAAACCTATTGATGTTGTTATAGATAAGACGCTTAATCTAAAACAAGCCGCAAGGGAACTTACCAAAGAATTAAATAAAACAAAGGAAGGAACAAAAGAGTTTGAGTTATTATCATCATCATTAGCTGATGTAAATGATAAGATTTCAACAACGAATGCTAAGTCAAGAGATTTATTCTCATCTTTTTCTTTAATACCAGGACCTATTGGTGAAATTGCTGGAAAGTTAAATGGTGCTATTGGTTTAATGAAAACATTTAGTTCCTTTTCATTCGGAGACCTGAAATTTCAGTTCAAGGAAACAATAAACGACATCAAAGATATTGGTGTAAATATTGGAAGGGCAACAGGTTTAACTAAACTATGGCAGACCACAGTAGGTGCTCTAACAAATTTATTCAAACTATTACCGATAAGTATGAACGCAGCAACTATTGCTGCGAAAAGTCTTGCGGCTGCGATTGCGGCAACAGGTGTTGGTTTATTGGTTGTTGGTATATCTACCTTGATTGGTAAAATAATGGAATGGACGAGTTCCACAAATAAAGCAGAAGCGGCACAAAAAAGATTGGCTGACTCAATAGCGTTAGTTTCCACTCGTTTAGACCAACAAAGAGAAGCATTAGCAGACCAAACTGACTTAAATGTTTTACAAGCGAAGGCTGCGGGAAAAAGTGAAGCAGAGTTATTAAGGATTCGTAAAGAAGGAATAACAAAACAAATTGAGTTAGATAAACTTGCTGTATCAAGTAAAGGAGAATTTGCGAAAGAGGAACTTAAAATCGCATTAGATAGTAAAACAACGGAAGTTGAAAAACAAAAACTATACGATGAGTTATTAAAGAAAAGAAACGAAGCCAGTGATAGAATTTATAAGAATAACATTCAATTACAAAAACTTGACCTTGAAGCAACGATTGCGAATAATGATAAATTAAAAGGTCAGGGTGAAAAATCCTTAGCAACAGCAACAAAACTTGCGGAGGATATTCTCAATCAAAAAAAGGAAGCGATAAATCAATTCAAGGATGCGTTAGAACAACAAATACAAAATGAAGTAGATGCTGAAAATACATCAGCGGCGAAATTAAAACCTTTAATTGATAGGAGAATAAAGGCGGAGAACGAGGAATTAGATAAAGCCAAAAAAATACTTGACCAACAATTAAAAGATAAAATAATAACACAAGAACAATTTAATGTTATTAGTGAAGGTATTGAGGCTAAGAAATTAGCAATTGTAGTAAAATATAAAAATCTTGTTGATAAAGCATTAGAGGAAGATAATAAAAAAGTTGAAGATAAGAAAAAGGAACGAGAGGAGGAGATAAAAGATGTTGAGGATTTCAATAGAAGAATTGCTGAAATTCGTATAACAGCAATAAAAGATGATACAGCAAGAAATAAAGAGGAAAGAACCAACAAGTATAATAACGAATTGACTGAACTTGAAAAAGATAAAAACTTTATTTTATTAAGTGAAACAGAAAAAAATGAGGTTAGAAAAAATCTTAAAATAGCATTTAATAATGATTTACAAGCAATAGATGATAAGGCTAAGGAAACCGCTAAGGAAAAAGAACAAAAAGGTTTTGATGATAGATTAAGATTACTTGAATTACAATCACAAGGTTTATACGCAGGAACTCAAGCGTATTTTGATAATAGACAAACATTATTGGATACTGCTATGGCGAAAGAATTAGCGGCAGTTGAAAAGGGTGGTGCTGATGAATTAGCGATTAAATCAAAGTATGCGAAATTACAAAAACAATTAGACGATGAAAAAATTGCGGCAACAGGAAAAGTAATATCCGCAACTTTGGATTCATTCGCAGCAGTTGGTAATGCTCTTGCCAGTTCTTATGATGAGGAAGCAAAGACAAGTGAAGATGCGTTTAATAAAAGAAAAAAATTACAAAAAGCCACGGCGTTAATGTCCGCAGCATCGGGATTGGTTCAAATACTTACACAACCATCTACATTACCATCTCCTTTTGATTGGATTGTTAAAGGAATAAATGCTGTCGCTCTTGGTATTGCTACGGCAACCAATATTAAAAAGATAGAACAGACACAATTTTCGGCTCCAACAGGTGGTGGCGGTGGTAATACCTCAACTGCTCCACAACCGATAAATGTGGTTGCCTCAAGAGCAAGTGGGGGTATTGTAATGGGTCAGGGCACAAGCACAAGTGATTCCATAACAACAAGATTATCAAATGGAGAATTTGTTGTGAATGCCAAGGCTACACAAGCGTTCCTTCCTTTACTAAATTCAATGAACGATGCGGGATTACAACCACAATTCTCAATGGGTCAAATGAATAGTGGGTCTAATTCCAATTTTGATATGTCGCAAAGTTTAACAAACGCAATTGCCAGTTCAATTAGTGAAAGACCTATACGAACTTATGTGGTTGGAACTGATATGTCTAATCAACAACAAATGGATAGAATAATTAAATCCCGTTCTTTGGTATAGAAAGTGGGAAATTATAAAAGTTTTTATATTTAACAATAATGAATCACACTAAGATTGTAGAATTATTTATCAACGATGAGTTTGATGAAAGTGGAATAGAAGCAATTTCTTTGGTTTCAAGACCAGCACACGATGAAACTTGGATGGCGTTTAATAAAAATAATGAAACTATTATTACCGATAAGTTTGATGATGAGGAAAAATTAAATCCTTATATTATAGTTGAGGATGACTTTTGTAATATCAATAAAGAAATATTTGAGTTAGGAGAACCCTATGAAAAACTTATAAATGAAGGTTATGACATTGTGAGGGTGGAAAAGATTACCCCACAAGTAGTTCATAAAATGAATCAAGAGAAATTTACACAGAGTAATCCTAACGCAGAGTCAGTATTAGATAAAAACCAGCCTTATCTTGTTAGATACAAATATATTGGAATTAGAGATGATAAAAACAGAACTTTTTGTCGTCAAATGCTCCAAGCAGGTAAAGTTTATACTATTGAGGATATTGATAGATTGACGGATAGTGTTGCCAACGAACAATTTGGTTTTTATTCCATTTTTATGTATCGTGGTTCTTATAATTGTCGTCATCAGTGGGTTAGATTATTATACAAAAAAGGAACTGAAATAAGAAATAGGGATACATCTGTTAAAGGTCTTGTTGATGTTCAAGGATTAGGTCCTAATTTACAACCAAATACCGTGCCAGATAATCAAAGAGACAAGGTAGAACCAAGAGTTGGTAGTAGTTTCAGCAAACAAAAAAATTATTACTTTGACGATGAAAAAAGAATTATTGTTGGTGCCGCTATGGTTCCAAATAGAATGATTCATCGTTATGATGAACTCGGTAATTTATACTATGTGTTTTTCAGTAAAGTCAGTATTAAAAAGATGGCTGATAGATTCCTTAAACAAAAGCGCACCGACCAAACAAGTATAGAGCACGACGGAATTAAATTAGGTAGTGATAAAGTTTATATTACTGAAAGTTGGGTGAGTGAAGACCCAATTAAAGATAAATCATCGGCGTATGGTTTTAATCTACCTGCAGGAACTTGGTTTGTTAGTATGTATGTGGCAGACCCTGAGGTGTGGGATATGATTAAAAAGAAAGCCTTGACAGGTTTTTCTGTGGAGGGATTATTCGCAGAAAAAAGTGTTTTCTCGCAAGAGTCAAAACAAATAAACCAAATAAAAGAAATACTAAAATCAATTAACGATGAATAGTAAAAAAGCGGTGGATAGAATAATGAAAGTTTTAGGACTAACTCAACAATCTTTTTACGAGGCAAAGACCGAACAAGGTATGTCTGTAAAAATGGAGGGTGAGTTGGAAATAGGACAACCACTTTATGTATCCACAGAAGAAGGTATGATTCCTGCACCCGCGGGAGTTCATAAAATGGACGATGGGACAGAAATTGAAGTTGATGAAATGGGTAAAGTATCTAAAATCAAAATGGGTCAAACAGAAGACGCAAAAATTGAGGAAGAGAAAGAAGCTAAGGACATCAAGGACGAGGATATGTCTAAAATCGTAGAACAATTTGGGGATGTGAAATTAAAAGATGGTTCAATTTTAAGAATTGGAGCATTAGAACCTCAATTTGGAACTCGTGTGTTAAAAGTTATGTATGATGGCACTTATTCTGCCCTTGTTGATGGTGAATATGAAACCAGTGATGGTAAAATATTATCCATTAATGGTGGGTCAATTAAAGGTGTTCAATCAAAATCAGACTACGACAAAAGAGGGACTGGTATGGACGATGAGAAAAAAATACCAGTTGAAAAAATTGGTAAAGCAATTGCTGATGTATTTACGGAGGCTAAAACAATTGATGGTGTTAAATTGGATAGTCCTACATTTGATGTGGGTGAAACAATTGATGTCGTTAAAGAAGATGGCACAAAGGAAAAAGCACCTGATGGAGAACACGAAATTATCTTAAAAGATAGTGAAGGTAATGATGTTAAAATCAAAGTTGAGGTTGCTGATGGTAAAATAACTGAAAGAGAAAATATTGAAGAATCACCTTCTAAGGAAGATGAAATGGCAGAAATTGCTAACATTTTTTCATTAGCACTTAAAAAGTTTGAGACCAAAATTGACGCAATCGCATCTAAACAAACTGAACTTGAAACAAAGTTTGGCAAGTTTTCCAAAGAACCTGCGGGTTCAAGAGTTTATACTCAAAAAACAATAAACGAAATAGAAAATCCTATAATGTCTAAATACGATGGTTTTAGAAAATTAAGGGAAATGATTAAAAACTAAAAAAAAGTTAAAAAAATGAAAAAGAATAATTTATCAAAATTAAATTTCAATTATGACTTGGCTGGATTAGCGAATTACACTGACCAATTATCTGCTGATATTATCAGTGAAGCAGTCCTTACACCGATTACAATGAAATATGTAAATGTGGTGCCAGGAATTAAGGGGACACAAAATGTGAATTTATTGAGTGAAACATTAGTTGTCCAAACAGGAACAACTTGTGGTTGGTCTTCATCAGGAGACACTACTTTCACAGTAGCACCTATCACAGTTCAAGCACTAAAAACAAACACAAGTCTTTGCTTACAGGAATTAAATTCTCTGTGGTTGGGACAATATCTTTCAAGTGGAAGTTATAATGAGAACGCTCCGTTTGAACAAGCAATTATTGACTTGCAGACTAAACAAATTAAAAGATACAATGAAGATTTATTGTGGAACGCTACATCTGGTTCATCTCAGTTTTCAGGTTTCATAGAAATATTCCAATCTCCTAACTTTGTTTCTAATGGTGGTGTTGAATTAACAGGTCAAACAGCATTATGTTCTGTGACTGGTTCTACAACACAAGAAAAAGCAAACAATATTCTTGCACAAGTTGATAATCTTATCAATTCATTAAACAGAAACGTTTATGATAGAGATGATATTATCGTGTATATGTCTCAAAGTCAATTTAAGTGTTATATGGTTGCGTTGAGAAATGTAAATAACTTCCATTTTACAGAACCTACATTAGGTTCGGTTTATGAAGTGTTCCATCCTCAGTCAAACTATAAAGTTGTAGGTTGTCCTGGATTAAACGGAAGTAATTTAATTGTTATTGGTCCAATGCAGTATATGCTTGTTGGAACTGACTTAACTTCTGATGAAGATAGTTATAGAGCTTGGTGGTCTCAAGACTTCCAAGAGGTAAGAATTATGTCATCTTGGAAATTAGGAACAAATGTTGCGTTCCAAGAGTTTTTCGTGACTAACGGATTATAATATTTAAGGTCGGGAGGGAAACCTCCCACTTTAACAAAAACTAAACACTAAATTAAATAATACAAAATGAGTTGTAATTTAACAGACGGAATTTTATTAGGATGTCGTGATAATGTCGGAGGACTTAAAACGATGTGGATTACTGATTTCTGTAATTTATCAGGTATTACCTCAAGCACGGCTTCAACAATTACAAATATTGCTGGAACAGGTGAGTTTTATTGTTTTCAATTGATTAGAACATCTTCCCAACATACAGAGACAGTGAATGCTTCTTTGGAAAATGGAACGATTTTTTATCAAGGTGAAACTGTGACTTACTTTGCTAAATTGGAACAAGCGAAGAGAAATATACTTAAAACATTGGGTCAGCAACAAAAATTAGCAATTGTAGTAGAAGACAATAATGGGGATTATTTCCTATTAGGTCAAACCTACGGATGTTATGTCACTGCTGGAACATCAGTGACAGGAAAGGCTCTTGGAGACCAAAATGGATATAATATCACATTTGGTTATATGGAACCAGAACCGATGAATCAATTGAGTGGTCCTTTATCAACAATCGTAACGGGTATTACCGTGAGTGATTGTGCAGGATGCTTATCTTAAACAAAATATAAACATAGGAGAGTAGGGATTGCTCTCCTGTGTTTTTTTTATATTATGCTGATTATAAAAACAAATCAACCTAACTCTTTGGTGGTCACAGTATCACAGAATAGTGAATTGTCTAACCCTGAATATTTATTTTCATTTACTCATATATTCTCCAAACAAAATGTTTCGTTTATACCACTTGATGTTTCATTACATAAAAGTAGATATGATGAATTTTATTTTATTGAGGGTCTTGGTTGTGATGAAATACATTTTCCGTATGAGGGACAATACCTTTATTCAATTAGCGAACAACCAGCGGGTTCTGGAAACCTTAACCCTGCTCTTGCGTATAATGTGGTAGAAAATGGTGAGGCACAAATCATAGTTCAGTCAGCAATTACCGTGAATTCACAATTTGATGTGTTTATATCATCAAACGAAGACAATAGCAACTTTATATTCGCACCAGACGAACCAAACCCAACGCCAAATATTACTTGCACGACCTCCCCAACACCTACCCCCACACCCACACCCACAACGCCATAATAATTTACGCTATGATTAAAAAGAAAAAAAATTATATTTATAAATATGGAAGATATTAAAACAGAAGGGGATTTATTAAAAGTCTTTAATTTTACAACAGCCCAAGTTCCTATCATTGAGGAAAATCTTATAATCAATACAAGAAGTCCTTGGGTTTATTATGGGATTGCTAATATGGCACCACAGGAACTTATTAGATTATACAATTCATCACCAACACATAGAGCAGCAGTCCAATCAAAATGGTTTGGAGTTCGTGGAGAGGAATTAAGTATTCTCAATGGTAATAATGATAGATTGGTTATGGCTAATAGTTTGGGTGATGGTTTTTATGATATTTGGATGAAATGTGCTTTGGACTTTATTTTATATGGTGCGTTCGCACTGAATATTGTTTGGAGAAAAGATAGGGAAATGGGTTTTGATATGTATTATATGGATTGTTCCAAGTTGAGAGCAGAAAAAAGTGATTTATACGACAAGGTTCATCACTATTATTATTCTGCTGATTGGGCTTTTCCAAAAAAGTTTATCCCAAGAAAATTAGTTGCCTTTGATTACAATAGTGAAGAATCATCACAAGTATTTTATTATACAACTCATAGTTGCGGAAATAATTTTTATGCTACTCCGTCATATTGGGGTGGTGCGACAAGTATCTCAACAGAAGTAGAAGTGTATAATTGGTGGTTTAGTAATATTTGTAATAATTTACAACCATCTTTGTTTGTTTCACTCAATTCAGGAATTCCTGCACCAGAACAAAGAGAGGAAATTTTTAATAATATGACAGCCAAGTATGGTTCGTCAAATAATGCGGGAAAATTATTTTTAACTTTTAGTGATAGTAAAGAAAACGCACCCGAAGTGACGCAGATACAATCTAATAGTAGTGATAAGATGTGGATTGAGATGGCTGCGGCTGTTCAACAATCAATTTTAACATCACATCAAATTAGTAGTCCTGAATTATTAGGTATTATTACGCCAGGAGGACTTGGTGCTCCCGACCATTTAGAAGCCCAAGACCATTTCCAAAACCTCGTTATTAAACCTATCCAAACTGAAATAAAAAAGGTATTTGAGAAATTATTGTTATTGAGAGATAAAGAACCTGCGGAGTTAGTTATTAAACAATTTACTATGGTGACGATTCCTGATGCCGCACCTATCAAAACTGTGGATGTGAATAAAAATATTATTGATACACAAGTTCCATTAGCAGATAATCCTGAAACAAAACAAATTATAAATGAGTAGTCCAGGTATAGTTCCTCAAAATGTCTTACTAATTAGTGAGACGAAATTAAAAAACTTTACAGACATTGACCCTAATGTATCGTCAAGTGTCCTTTTACCTTTTATCTCTGTGGTTCAACAGACGAAATTAGAATATATTATCGGGGCAAGATACTATAAAGATTTACTTTATGGTGTATCAGGTAATACTTTATCACAAACAGACACAAATTTCCTAAATTACTTTGCACAACCGATGCTTGTATGGGCTGCGTATGCTGAAGCCCTCCCATCAGTTTTTATGAGAATTAAAAATAATGGAATTGTGACAGGTGCTGAAAACACGGTGACGATAAAAGAAATGGAGTATATGCAAGGAAGGGCAGATGATAGGTCGCAGTTTTTTGAGCAGCGACTTATACAGGAATTGATTTTTAATTCCAATTTATACCCACAAGTATTTACAACAACATCTAATCAAGGTCTTTTTCCACATTTGGGGAAAGCGTATTTTAGTGGAGTCCAAATCAATAATCAAAATGGAGATACATCACCTTATAATATGATGAAAAATTATGGTTTAAGGAGTTATGCTGACCCTACATATCCTTATTTGTGTCAAGGAGGTAATTGTTAAACTTATGAACGAAACTATATTATTATTATTATCAAATACTTTAACAGGTATTGCTGGTTGGTTTGTTGGTCGTAAAAGACAACAAGCGGATACGGATAATCAAGTATTACGTAATCTTGAACTTGCTGTTGGATTATACAAAAACATTATTGACGACCTAAAAGAAGAGATACATCAGTTGAATATTAAAATACAAGAATTGGAAAAAAAGGTTGATGAACTCCATATTGAAAATAAAAGATTAAAAAGTAGTTTATAATGCCAACGCCGAGAGAAAAAGACGAGACAGAAAAAGATTTTATATCAAGATGTATGAGTGAAACAAAAGGTGAATATCCTGATACAGCGCAACGATATGCTGTTTGTAAATCTTATGCCGATAAGAGTAGTGAAAAAATGAAAAAACAAGACCTGTTCGTATTGGTCCCTAAGAAGTCCGAGAATAGAGGTAAATATTTGGCAAGGTGTTCGGCTCACCCACAGATTAAAGGTCAATTTTCCCCCCTTAAAGAACGATTGGCGTATTGTTTAACATCTTTTAATGAATATTATAAGTATTGGACAAAGATTGAGGCGTTTGCGGAGGTTCCAAGTGATACAGCATTAGGTGATTGTATTGCGAAAGAAAAAGCCAAGGGGTTTGATTATAAAGAATCATACGCACATTGTGCGAGTAAAGTTGTGGTTCAGCCAGGCCCTGTTGTTTTGAGTGAAGATAATTTATTGATTGAACCTGTATTGGGTGCAGAGTGTCCGCCAGAAACACAAGATATAGAATTAAACTTGGCTAATAGACAAAAGTGTATTGATGAGGCTAATTATGGACCATTAAATCCTAATGAACCTAATGAAGATTATTGGAGAAAAAAAGCAGACCAATTCCAAGGTGATATAAAAGAAGCGAAAAAAGCCTTATGTGGTAATTGTGTATTTTTTATACAAACAAAAAGTATGTTGGATTGTATTGCTGGAGGTATTGGTGGTGATGATGCGTGGGATAGTATTGATGCTGGTGATTTAGGATATTGTGAAGCCTATGATTTCAAGTGCGCCGCGAGTAGAACCTGTGATGCGTGGGTTGTTGGAGGACCAATAACAATAGAAGATGAATATGCCGATTTGGAAGATGCTTGTTGGGAAGGATACGAACCAATTGGGTTAAAAGAAAAAGATGGAAGGATGGTTCCAAATTGCGTTCCTGTAGAACAAGCGAAGGAATTATTCTTAAAGGAGGAAACATCTTTTAATGATTATCCTGAAAGTGCCAAAAATAATGCTTGTAAAGCGATTAAATGGAAAGAGGAACACGGAGACGAAGTAAAAGGTATGACCCAAGTTGGTTGGATTAGAGCGAACCAATTATGTAAAAAAGAAAAAATATCAAAAGAAACTATTGGTAGGATGTCAGGTTTCCAAAGGCATAGAAAAAATGCTGTGGTTGCTCCTGAATTTAAGAGCACACCTTGGAAGGATTCGGGTTATGTTGCTTGGTTGGGTTGGGGTGGTGAGTCAGGTGTTAGTTGGGCTGAAAATAAACTTAAACAATTGAATAAATAATTTACAAAAATTACCAAGATATTATATTTATGTAGGTAAAGAGGGTTTTATTACTCCCATTATACCTCTTTATTTTATTTATTTTTATATGACCCCCTTATTTTGAGGGGGTTTTTTTATCTCAAATAAATATTTGTGTTGCTTGACTTTTTGTGTCATTTGATTATATTTATACTTATAAAAATTAAATAATGGGAAACTTAAAAATTAGTGGCAACACAACACAGACCGAGGATTGGAACATATCAAACATATTAGATGGTTATATTGATATGTGTAAAGAAATACACGATAAGGAAACTATGGGCAGTGAAACATCAAGGGTGAATATGACCTATTGGGAAATTGATAGGTTAAAGGATTTTGAACTTGCAATGGAATATGATAGAAAACTCATATAATAATTTTAATAATATTATAAAAAAAAATATATTAAAAGATTAAAAAATTATTTGGCGGTATTAGGAATTTATTATAATTTTGTATCTCACAATTAAAAAAAAAAACAATATGACGAACCTCTCTAAATCATTCAAAGAATTAAGAAAATTCGGTTATTTCGCAAGACAAAATTTTTCGTGTTGCCAAACTTGTGCGGTGTATGAAATCACCGAGGAAATGGGGCATAAAAATTATGTATATTATCACCAACAAGATAATGAAAATAGAAAAAATTACGAAACATTTTATTTAGGTTGGAATGGTGATTTTGATTTAATCTGTAATACCTTGGAGAAATATGGTGTTGTGGTTATTGATAAAGATGTTAATAAAAGAATTAAAGTATTATCAAATTCTGTAAAATAAATTTTTTTACATTAGGAATTTATTATAATTTTGTATCTCACAATTAAAAAAAAAACAATATGAAAAAAAATTACGGACAAGCAAGATTGGACATTCAATTACACAATGATGTAATCACAGTATATCACGACGACGGAACCATATTATTCAGTTGGGAACCAGCCAAGGGTGATTGGGATAAAATATTTTATACTTTACAAAAGTTGAGTGATATGGCTGACCTTAAACAAAAGGCAGTAAAGGATATGGAAAATAATATTGATAATATGAGTAATAAACAACTTGAGGAATTGGTAGAATTATTAAATATTAAATTATAAAATAGATTTTTTTATATTAGGAATTTTATTTAATTTTACACTATAAATAAAAAATATATGACCCCGAAATTTCAACCTGTGGATTACTCAAAAATGACCGAACAAGAATTTCTTGATTTTTTGGATAAGGAGGCAATAAGAATGAGAGAGGAAAATTATACTCGCCCTTTTGGTAGAGTTGCTTCGGGTAAAAAAATCAAAGAATATAAATTACTTAAAAAAACACAAATAAAAAAATAAATTATGACTAAAAAAGAACAAGTATCCTATATGGTTCAGGATATATTATACAGAATGTCCAATATAAAAGACGAGTTGATGGAATATATGACTGAGGAAAATATGGACCTATTGGTGAGTGATGATAATTATGAAGCCTTGACTGAATTAGATGATATAGTTGGTTCAACAGAATTTCTTTATAATCGTCTTGATAAAAAATTTGGTGATATTAGAGAAGAAGAATAAAATATTTGGCGGTATTAGGAATTTAATTTAATTTTGTATCTCACAATTAAAAAATTATATTATGAGTATTGTTAAAAATGTTGATATTGTTAAAGGTGCCGATATATTCGGTTGTCAGGAATGTATGTTTCGTGCCAACTTTATAGAACAAGTTATGGGTTGGGAGGCACAAGCGGGAACAATTTTATTATATGAAAAACCACTTAAAAAATGGAGATTTGGATATGATTTTCATTTTTGGAATATTGATGATGATGGGAATTTATGGGATAGTCATAGTTGCCTTACTGAATGGTGTAATCAAAATCGTGAATATAAAATGCCAAAAAGATTTAACTATAAACTTATGTCCGCTTTTGATTGGAATTATCCACCTCAACACCCTGGCGATTCCACGAAGATTGATATGGTTAAATGGGTCAATAAATATATTCCAAAAGATAAATACGATATGATTTATGTTTATGGTATGGGTTATAATAGAAATATGAGTGATAGATTGGTTATGGAAGATGAAATGTATGAAAATATGTATAATTACGAATTAAAAAAATCGGTAATTGATGAATATAAATTATTAAATGAAATGTCTGTGGTGGTATAAATTGAGTTTTTTTTTCGTTGTGAATTAAGGTGTGGGTAGCAATACCCCACCTTTTTTTTATCTCAAATAAATATTTGTGTTGCTTGACTTTTTGTGTCATTTGATTATATTTATAATAATAAAAATAAAAATAAAATGACCAACACAGAAAAAGAAATCAAAAAAGTATTAAAGAGTAATGGATACAATTATAGAATATCTACTCGTAGATGGATTGTGTATCAAATTTATAACGAACAAGAGAACAAGTTAAATGATTGGATTGGTAAAGAAACTATTGAACTTATCAAAGATGAATTACAACCATATAGAAAAATAAAAAAGGTAAATTGTGGGTAAAATATTATTAAAGGTCACAAAAGAAGATGTAGAAAAATCACTTGGGTATGAATTGGAACACTTCAGCCTTCACCCTGAATATGTAAATGGTGAGTGTATCGGTCTTGAAGTTGCCGCAACACCAAAGGAAACTAAATTGGAAACAAAAATAAAATTAAATTTAATTTATGGGAAAATTAAAAGAGTATTACGAGGACTTCTTGTCCGCAATAGAATTTGACCTGATGTTTGATGATGAATATGACGAATGGTTAAAGAATAAAAACAGAAATGAAAATCAATATTATATTGATTTGATAAAAGAATTAAATAAAAAAACAGATGGACGAGATTAAACAATCAGGGGATACAACATCAATCCCTTTAGAAAAACCTACGATGAGAGGACATATAGACAATGAAGGTATTTTATATGCTACCACTGAAAGTATTGTAGATGAAAGTTTTGATGAGGAAATGGACACATACGATTTTATTATCCAAACCTACGCAGACGATTTGATAAATGTTCGCTTAAAGGAAAAACATATACAACAAATGGTCTTGTATATGAGAAAACAACAAGCGGATTTACGATACATTAAACACATAATGAAAAATTAAAATTAAAATGGGAAAACAAATTAAAGATTCAAGAGTAGATGATTTAATGGATATGGTTAAAAAGTTTGACTTTACATATCTAATTCAAGATGACCTTGTAAAATGGAAACAAGGAGTAAATAAAGAATATCTTGTTAAAAAACTAATACACGAAGTATTAGGAGTATATGGTTTTGATAATTGGAAAAAATTGGAGGCGGCAGTATTAAAATCAACTCCACAAATCCTTTTCCATAATATAGAACACGAAACAATACACAATTGGTTCTTACCTTATAACAAACCACCTGAAACAAAAAATGCGCCGAGTGCATATAAATTCCAAAATCACCAGTCATTAAAACGAGGTGCTACAAATAGAATGTCATAATATGGAAAAAGAAATTTGGGTTGAAATGTGGGATTATCCCACCTATGAAGTGTCTAATCTCGGCAGAGTTCGCAGAGCAAAGACAGAAAGATTACTAACAATAAGAGAGGATGGTAATGGATATAATGTTGTTTGTATTTTTTATAATAAAAAGAAACATACTAAAAGATTAGGTAAAGTTATATGGCAGTCTTTCAACGAGTGTGATTGTGCTAAAACTATTGACCATATTGATAGAAATAAAAGTAATGATAGACTGGATAATTTAAGATGTGTGACAATGTATAGGAATTATAAAAATAGAGTAGGTAAAAAAAGAGAAAACAAATATAATTTAACTCCTGAAATAAAAGCACTTATACATACTAACTTTACTGATGGCATTTGGTCCTCTTGGTATGTGAGACAAATATACGGATTACCGATAAACTATACTAAAACCGTGATGAAAAGAAACTCGTGGGAAAAATTTGTGAATAATGAAAGATTATAAAATAGTAGCGACAATAGAATTCTCTGATGGTAGGGAGGAATATGTAATTTGGGAACCAGAATTTTATGGTGAAATGATTTATCGTGGAGTTGATATGTATGAATTGTTTTATAATACCTCTACAAACGATTTTAATGTATCACCAGTCAATGTTCTCATTGAGTTATATGAAACCCCTATTGTGAAAAAGATAGGGTCTAGGATTGAAGGTAATGAAAAGATTGTGGAATTGTTAGTAGGTAAAAAGGTTTTTCCTATTCGTCAGTTTTAATACAATCGGTGTGTGTGTATTTGTTCTTTGATTTTGCTTCTCGTTTTTTATAAGGTAAATTATATTTGATACAAAATTGTTTATGAATATCTTTATTGAGGTCATAACCAATAACACTTATAAACTCAAACATAGAACAATAATCTTTTTGCGGTGTGTTGCTTAATCTAAAAAATACATTTGATTTATCCCTTATCGTTGTTCGTCTTTTTTCTTTATTACGATTACTATTATACTCATTTACACAAATACCACAACTACTATTAAGTCCATCAGTGAATGCCTTACTTTTATGGTATTCATTGAGGGGTTTATCAACACCACACTTCTTACAAATTTTAGTCATAACAATAAATAGAACAATAATACCAAAAGTCCTTTTTCGTTTCAAGGATATTTATTATTATTATAAAAATAAATAAATGAAAAGAAGTAAATTCGTAAATGAAGACCAAGAGTTATTAAAAACTATCCTTGGCACAAACAAGTTTCTTATGTTAAACTTGAATTTGGTTAAAAAATTATCTCCTAATGGCGCTGTAATGCTTACCTATATTTTGGATAGGGCAATATGGTTTTTGGATAAAAAAGAAATAAGTTCATTGGACGAAGGCTTTTTTATTTATAGAAGGCACTTCAGGGATTTAGGTATTAGTGTTTATCAACAAACTATGTTGGAAAGCAAGTTCAAGGAACTTGGTCTCCTTGAGGTAAATTTAATACACGCACAAGGTGATACTTGGAATGAATATAAAATAAATTTGACACAAATTGCTGAATACATTGAGGAACCTACCCCCCCTAAATATTTACCCCCCTCCCCCTAAAAAAATGGGGGCTGTGTTATACTACTACTTTATATTATAATATTATATTAAATATTAGTATAACTACCCCCTAAAAATTTATACCCCTCCCATATAAAAATTTAACTATGAAAAATAAAAAACAACTAACAATGGAAGACAAGATTGAAAAAATTAAAAAGGTTGATTTAGAATTGACCCCAACGAAATACCATATCTTGTTTGATGAGGGCAATGATTGGAACAAAGGTAATGATTCCTCAATGAGCTCATTAGAGCGGGCTGGGTTTCATCAATTATATCTGGAATATAATCGGTGGGAAATGAGATTTAGATTAAAATTAGATGGTTCTGATGAACAACCAGTCATATTCACAGGTGGTTTTGCTGAAGATGAAAATGAAAATACAATTCAAGGATTCACTTTTTAATATGAATAGAGAATTACATAAACTATTATTGGAACTTGATTATAAATTTGAGGTTGAACTTGATGATTATTTTAAGTATGATGAGGAATCCAAAGATGAACTTGCTCTTGCCATAGTAGAATATTTTATACCTTATATTAAATCACATCCATACGCATTATCAAATGTTTTATGGGGATTAAAACTTATGATTGATGAGGCAGAACATTATGAGGAATATGAGAGAGCGGATTTGTTTAATAGATGTAGAATAAAATATGAAAAAACTTTTTTATAATTTACAAGTATTTATAACTAATGAACGACTGGATAGAAAAAAATTATACACAGATGAAAAAGATGTGTGATAAGTTCAGTATTGAAATTGATACTGATGATTTATGCCAAAGTTGCATAGAACAATTACTTAAAAATAAAAAAGCAAAAGATATACCTGAAAATAAATTGATGTTTTTCTTCACAAGAATTGTGATGAATAATGCGAAATCAACGACATCAAATTTTTATACAGAAAATAGAAAATATAAGTTCAGTGAAATAAATAACCTTGAAGTAAAAGATATTGAATATGTTGAAGGAGTGGATTATGATTGGGTATTAGAACAAATTAGAGAATTAAAAAAAACACAATGGTATTACGCCAGACTATTTGAGTTGTGGATTGAAGAGGGTTGTTCTCAAACAAAATTATCAAAGAGAACCACAATACCAATAAACTCAATATCAAGGGACTTAAAAAAATTTAGAGATATATTAAAAGAAAAAAGGAAACAACACTATGGGATGTAATTGTAAAAACAAAACTTACTTGGACGCAAAACCAAAAACAATACAAAAAGAAAATGGTGAAATAACTTTTATGATGGAAGCCCCGCCATATACAAGAGAGGAAGTCCAAAGGGTTAAAAATTATATGGTTGCGTATAATAAAACAGAAACAGAAAAACAATTTATGGTTGAGTTCAACGAAAAGTATTTTGGTGAGGTTATTGTAGGTTATTGCGACCAAACTTGTATTAAAACCGTGAATAAGAGATTGGATAGGGCAACAGAATTATTAGACCAATGGGAAGAAATAAAAAACAAAAAATAATATATGAATACAAAATTAGTTAAAATTGAAGACCTCAAGGATAATCCAAATAATCCAAGAGTTATTAAAGATGAAAAATTTAGAAAACTTGTTAAAAGTATAAAAGAGTTTCCAAAAATGTTGGAAATAAGACCAATAGTTGTAAATGATGATATGATTGTATTGGGTGGTAATCAACGATTAAAGGCGTGTAGAGAGGCTGGATTGAAAGAAATACCTGTTATATCAATATCAAACTTAAACGACGAAGAACAGAAGGAGTTTATCATTAAAGATAATACCAGTTATGGTGAGTGGGATTGGAACGCACTAACGGAAGGGTGGGATAATAGTTTATTACAAGATTGGGGTATGGACACATTACACTTTGGTAATGTTGGCAGACTTGATGAGGTAAATTATGAAACAGAGTGGGTCGGGATGCCAGAATTCCAACCAAGAGATGAAACATATAAATTGATAATCCATTTCCAAAATGAAAATGATAGAGAAGCATTTGCGAACGAAAAAGAAATTGAAATACAAAGAAAAACAGAGATGACTTGGATTACAAATGTTCCATATAAAACAAAAATGGATTTGACCTCACTACGATATGATTAAATATACAATTTACATACCATCAAAAGGACGACCAACAAAATGCCACACAGGAGAGATGTTGAAAGAGACTGGATTAAAATTTTATATTGTTATTGAACCACAAGATTACGATGAGTATGTAAAAAACTTTAATAAAGAAAACTTATTGGTATTACCATTTTCCAACTTGGGACTTGGTGGATACCCTGCAAGAAATTGGATTAAAGATTATTCAACAACAGCAGGAGAAAAGAAACACTGGCAATTAGACGATGACCTTTACCACTTGGCAATTTTTAATAAAGGAAAGGAAATAAAAAAAACACCAAATGAAATACTTGGATTGATAGAACAATTTACAGACAAATATAATAATGTAGGATTATCAGGACCAAGTAGCAACGCATTCGCTGGATTCCAAAAAAAACCTTTTAGAATAAATCAACAAATATGTAATTGTGTATTAGTGAATAATGATATACCTTATCGTTGGAGAATAAAAGGAGGACACGATACGGATATGTCCATACAAGTATTAAAATCTGGACTATGCACCATTTTATTTAATTCGTTTGTGTTTAAGATGGCACCGACAGGAATAAATGAAGGGGGAAACCAAACAGAGTTATATGATGAAAACGGCTCAAAAAGATTAGGAGAATTATTTACACTACACCCTGAATTACCAATAAAGACATCCAATAAATTTGATAGAATAAGATACGATACAAAAAGAGTATGGAGATTATTCAAACAAACATTACAAACAACAAATGAATAAATACCCAATATACATAGTATCAAAAGGTAGATGGAAAAAACCTATCACCGCCGCATTATTCAAGGAATTTAATATGAATTTTAAGGTGGTCGTTGAGCCACAAGAATACGACGACTATTGTAGAGCACTCGGTGAAGAATATGTATTACAATTACCCTTTGCGAACTTAGGTCTTGGTTCATATCCAGCAAGGAACTTTTGTTGGGAACATAGCAAAGAACAAGGACATAAAAGACATTGGGTATTTGATGATAATATATGGAGGTTCCGTAGAATTGTTAAGGGAAAAAGAATACCAGTAAATCCAAACATAGCGATTAAATGTCTTGAAGATTTTATTGATAGATATGAAAACATCGGTGTAGCGGGATTCAACTATTCAACATTTGTAGTTCCTGGTGCCAGCGATAAAAAACCTTTTTACCTCAATGTCCATTGCTACTCGGCTATGATTATGGATAATGATTTACCTTTTAGATGGAGATTAAAATATAATGAAGATGTGGATTTATGTCTTCAAGTGCTACACAATAACTATTGTTCCATATTGTTTAATGCGTTCTCGGTGGATAAAGTATCAACATCACAAATGATGGAGGGAGGAAACCAAACAGAATTATATGTAAATAACTCACACGATAAAAAAATATTAAAGGTTATGTCGTTAGATGAAATATGGAAAGAGGAAGGATATGTGAAAGCAATTATGCGTTATGGAAGACCCCATCACTTCGTAGATTGGAAGGCACATTTTCATACACCCCTGATTAGAAAAAAAGATTTTAATTGGGACGAATTAAATAAAATTGATAATTACGAAATGGAATTAAAACAAATTAAACCAACCAAAAATAAACTATTGGAAGAGTTTTATAAAAACGAAAGAAGCAACTAAATTACAACTATTATGGGATATAAAGATATAAAACCAAGATGGAAACCTGGAGAGAGTGGAAATCCTAAGGGAAGACCAAAAAAACCAGTCCTCACTATGAAAGTGGAGGGGTATAAACTCGCAGAGATAAATGATACAATACAGATGATGGTGGGTATGACCGCAGGGGAATTATTGAAGGTGTGGGAAAATCCAAAAGCAACGATACTTGAAAGAACAATAGCATCAGCATTACGCAAGAGTATTGAAAAAGGAAACCTTGATAGTGTTGAAACATTATTAAATCGTGTATATGGAAAACCTAATGAGAAGGTGGATATTACCACGGCGGGTGAAAAAATAAATGAACCAAGAGTTCAAATAGAAATTTTAAGAGGCAAAGACGAAACTAACAATGGTTAAAATACAAACGACAAAAGTATTTGAGGAATTACACACCAGCGATAAAAGGGTAAATGTGTTTCAGGGTTCATCAAGAGCATCCAAAACATATAACATACTAATTTATTTTATATCCAGATTATTAAACGAGGATAATAAAACATTATCACTTGTTCGTAAAACACTACCCGCATTAAAGGGGTCAGTGTTGAGGGACTTAAAAGAAATCCTAATAATGTTTGAGGTGTTTGATAGTAATGACTGGCATACAGGAGATGGTTATTATAAATTAGGGACGAATATTATAGAGTGGTTCAGTGTTGATGATGAGACAAAATTGCGTGGTCGTAAAAGAGATTATTTATTTATCAACGAGGCAACAGAAATTAGTTATGATGAGTATATTCAGTTGATTTTAAGAACGGGTGGTATGGTTGTTATGGACTTGAACCCTTCATTATGGAAGAGTTGGATATATGACCTTGAAGGACAGGACGATGTGAAATATACTATAACAACATATAAGGATAATCCCTTTTTACCACAAATACAAATAGACGAAATTGAAAAATTAAAACAAAGAGACCCGAACCTGTGGAGAATATTTGGATTAGGACAAAAAGGCATCCCAACCAAAATGGTATTTACACATCAACAATACTATACAGATTTACCACAAGGAGCAAAGTTATTAGGGTATGGTATTGATTGGGGTTATAGCGACCCCTCCACGCTCGTTAAGGTGTCCAAAATGGACGAGAATATATTTTGCCAAGAGTTATTATACCTTCGTAATACAACCATCCCAGATTTCATCTACAAGATAAAAGATTTAGGGTTAAATAATACAGATGATTTTATTTGTGATTCAGCAAACCCACAAGCAATAGAGGAATTAAGACGCAATGGGATAAACGCAAAACCTGTTAAAAAGAATTCCATATTACACGGCATAGATTTAATTAAAAGAAATAATTTATTTATACATAATGATAGTATAAATCTCCAACAAGAATTATTTTCTTATATTTGGAAAACAGATAAGAATAATAATAACCTTGACGAACCAGTTGATAGTGATAATCACTTAATAGATGGTATAAGGTATGTCCTTGAAATGAAAATAGGCAGAAACACAGGGGTTTATATTTATTAAAGGGTGATAAACAAAAAAATATATTTATAGATATGACGACGCAGTTCATAGAACACAAAGGAAAGAAATATCCCATCAAAGAACCAACCATTAAAGTTTGGGCTGATGTGATGAAATTACAGGGTATATTAGACGAACAAGAAATGTTTGTTAAAATATTAGAAATAAGCACAGGACTTACACAAGAAGAAATACTATCGGCTGACCCCGCTGAAATTCTTGTAGCAGGGAAACAAGTATCAAGTTTCTTAAACCAACAAGATAAAAAGGTCGTTAAAGAATTTATACATAATGGGGTTGAATATGAATTTTTAGATATTGGTGATTTAACCTTTGGTCAATTTATAGACATAGACACCTTCCTTACAAAAGACGAAACATACAGAGCACAAAACTTAAATGAATTAGCGGCATACCTCTACACAGAGAAGGGAAAAAAATATGGGGAAACAAAAATTAAAAAAAGAATAAAAGATTTTGAGGATTTACCGATTAAATACCTTGAAGGCTCTGTTTTTTTTTTGTTGAGTTCAGCAAAACTATCCGCAGAGATTACCACGCTTTATTCCCAGAGCAGGTTGCTATGGACGATAATGAAACTAAAAATAGTTTTCAGGCTCATTGGGGCTGGTATTCAGCAGTCAGCACATTATGCCAAGATAAAGTTAGGGACTTTGATTACGTTTCTAATTTATCCCTTTATCAGTGTCTCAATCATTTATCTTACCTTAAAGACCTTGCTCAAGAAAAAGAAAAACTAATAAAATTAAATGAGTAATCCTTTATACATCAATTTTAAGAATATTGCGGATGACCTACAATATATGGTGGAGCATCACAAACAAATCAATTCGTATGGTTTAGGTGATACAGACCAATTGAGTTATTGGACACAAATTAGAGACCAAGAACCTAATAACACTTTTGAGTCTCCTATATTTCCATTACTATACATTGTTCCTGGTAGATGTGAAAACAATATACAATATAAAAAGTGGGAATTTAATTGTGTTATGTTGGATATTGTGGATAGGGATTTAACAAACCAAGTGGATGTGTTTAGTGATACACTACAAATGGTTCAAGATGTGGTCAGTCAATATAGATTATCGGTGTGTGATAAGTATGGTAATTTTAACCTTAATTATTATGTTGATGATACGGTGGTATTTGTTCCGTTCTTTGAGGAGTATAGCGACTTGAATAATGGATGGAACGGGATAATGAAAATAAACACCACAACACCACTTGATAGATGCGCCGCAGCCTTTAATACCTTTACAGGAACAACAATATATCACGACACAATAAACTTTAAGACATTCCACGATGATTTTAGATTATTGGCTGATTATCACAAACAATTAAATTCATTTGGTTTTGGAAACTATGAGGATTTATCTTATTGGACGGAGAGTAGATTAAAACAAAGCAACCCTACATTTGAGAGTCCGTTTTTTCCATTACTATATGTTGTCCCTTCCAACGCAGAACAAAGGATAGAACAAAATGGTTCGTCGTATATGGAATATGAATTTAATTGTATTGTGATGGATATAATAGATAGGGATTTAGCCAACCAAGTTGATGTATTAAGCGACACCAACCAAATATTAGATGATATTATATCACAATTTAGATTATCAGTCACAGAAAGTTTAGGGTGTTTTAATTCCAAATATTATCTTGATGAAACAATTGAGATGATTCCGTTTTTAGAAAGGTATAGTGATTTATGTGGTGGGTGGAATGCGATATTAAAGATTAAAGTAATGTCTCCACTTGATAGATGTAATGCGGCATTTAGACCATTTGTGACTCCAACAACCACCGCAACACCTACACCTACCCCAACTAATACTAACACACCTACTCCGAGCATAACACCTACACAAACTAATACCCCAACAAATACACAAACCCCTACAACCACAACTACTTTAACATCAACTCAAACAAATACGCCTACCCCTACACAAACCCCTACACAAACACAAACACCTACTACCACTTTAACCGCAACCCCTACACAAACACCAGCATCTTGTATATGGAATGAAACTATTGCGAATTGGGATAGTAATACGAATTTATGGAATAGTTGTTTCCCAATTCCTACACCTACTAATACATCATCACCAACGCAAACCCCAACAAATACACCTACGGTTTCATTAACACAAACAAATACACCAACCCCGAGCGCAACACCAATAAGTCCATCAAGTCTTAATCCAATGATTTGGATAGATTTTAATAATACATCTACTTTAACTTTAAGGTCAGGACAATATATTACATCAGTATCTAATTTGGGTAATTGGACAGCATTCACAGGGTTCTCACAAACAACAGCGGCTAACCAACCAAGTTGGTCTGCTTCAACGATGGGGACAGGTATGAGTGCTGTGACAATATCAAATGATTTTTTACAGAGCGAAACTATCCTAACTGGTTCAACTTGGAATACTTTTATAGTATTAAAATTTGGTGGAACAAGTCCATTTGCTCCATTACAACAAAACGGAACATTTGGTGGGGCTAACTCTTGGTCTAACCTTTACGCACAAAGACAATTATCAAGATACGCTAACTACAAGATTGAAGGGGCAAATGAATATAGGAGAGGGTTTGATGGTTATACAGATTTCAATACAACACACATAGCGCAAGGTTATATGAGTAATTCAGCCTTAACTATTGTGAATTATTTTAATGTAAATAATTTACCACAAACTGAAACTATCGTATCTAATACTAATACTACGACAGGGTGGCCAGGAGCAATACCAAATAGTCCAGTATTTAGAATAATAAATAACGAAGAGTTTGGGTCATCAATAAATGGTGAAATAGGTGAGATTATAATGTTTGATAAAGAACTTACATCAACACAACAAACGAACCTAACAAACTACTTAAAAGTTAAATGGGGAATAACTTAATATGAAAGGATTTATTAAATATACAGAACGAGAAATACAACAGGCAACAGATTTGGTTAATCAAATAAACGATTGTTTGGGATTACCTGCTGACGAAACCATAACTTGGGACACTCCGACCGCGATGTGTTCATTGGATTCTTCAAGTGCCTATACACAATTTTGGGGTTATGTTGTTAAAGTAGATACTGAACAACTTACAAATTGTCTAACACCACAACAAGTAGAGAATATAATAGAATTACCGCCAGGTATTTCTGTTTGTAGAACTAATCAAGTAATAAATTAAAAAAAAATATAAAATAATATGTCTAATTTAACAGGACAAGCAATCCAAAACACATACGATGGTTTATTAAACCTTCAAGACAGCACAACTGGCATAACATCATCTTATCAAAATATCCAAGATGGTTTAGGTAATAATACAGGGGCACAAATAAAACAAGATGGGTTATTCTCAAATAATTTTTCCGCAGATACTTATAATGATATTTTTGAGTATCCTGGTAGATGGACTCCACCAACTTATTCAGCAACTACAGCAGCGGATTATGGTAATACGGGAACAACAGGATTTTTCTTATCATCAGCAAGTCAAGTTATAGATACAAACCCCACTGGATTATCCGCAGCAACTGACTCAAATGTTTATCCTGTTCCATTTTATTTATACAAGGGGGAAATGTTTAGAGGTATTACCTTTTGGGTGAGGTCAGGGGCAACTACTAACGCTAAAATTGCGTTATACCAACCAGTAATTAGAACTGGTAATTGGACTTCAAATGGTATTCAATCTTTCGCACCAGGGCAACTTGTGACTGAAATTGGTGAAATAAATTGTTCTGTTGGTGGTCTTAAAAGTTTAGATTTTACAACCCCCTTCATTGTTCCATACACAGGGGTATATTTTATAATGATAAAAATAGGTGCTACCGCGAATTTAAGATTAGCAGGTCAAAACTCCACTATTCAACTAACCACAGGAAGATGGAGCACCCAACAAGGTGGTCCTTCAACTTGGAGAGTAGATACGGCACCCGTTTATACCTTAAATCAGTCTCAACCATACCAAGCACAATATTATACAAATAGAACCTATGCTGACGCGTTCCCAACTACATTTGATTATACTACCAACGCTGCTTCTTGGTCTCAAGGAATAACACTTGGGTTATTTTATAAAAATCAATTTCAAGAAATATAATTTAGTAATGAGATTAGCGATTACAGAGTCAGCATTAAAACAATTGGGTAAATTGTTTATTGAGAGAATGAAAAATGAAATCAAGAAAAAACAATACCCTTATGCTCCTGGTTATGGTTTGGAATCAAAACCAAATCAACCAAAAGGTGTTGGTGATAAATACGCATCGGGGGCACTTTACAATAGTTTAGCGTATCAAGTTTTTCAGGCTGACGGACAACCCGCATTAAAACTTATTTATAATGATTATTTTGAACTTGTAAATCGTGGAATAAAACCGAGTAAAAAGTATGGTAAAACAAAAGGTGTGGGAAGCGGTAATGGTGGAACATCTCCTTTTATACAAGCATTATTAGGGTGGATGACTTTAAGAAATATAAGACCAAAAAACAAGAAAGGTAAATTCATACCTAAATTAGGTGTTGCGTTGGCAATAAGAAAAAATATATTTAGATATGGAATAGCACCTGCAGGGTTTTATGATAAAACACAAGATAAATTAGAAAAATTATTTGAGAACCCACCACCATATATCGCTGTTAAACTGACTGAATTAGGTGTTGCGATAGGTAATGATGTGGAAAACCTAATGGATAATATATTAAAAGAACCTTAAAATGAGTTTAGAACTAACGATAATACAAAAACCACTTGATGTCTGTGAAAGTCATAGCGACCATACTTGGAATGTTTCCTTGAATGATTACTCGGCATATACGGATATAAGATTAGTTGTTGATGTTTATGCCAACCCTTATAGTAATGACCAACAAGGCAACGAAGGGTCAGGAAAAAAAGCAAGATTACTTATACCTGTAAATGAATTTGGTAATTGTATTTTTAATGTTGAAACTATCGTCCGTAATTTCACACAACCAAACCCAAGAAACTCTACAATGGTTTATAATCCAGCAGGACCATCGGCTCAAACATCAAATTATTTAACACAAGTAATGTTGGACACAGGTTTTACCACAACAGGTAATACCAACCAAGCAACAATCAATAATGCGAGACCATCCACAATAGCCTTTTCTAACGGGTTTAACGGGGTCAATGATGGTTATGGGGAAATATACCACATCAACGAATATCGTTTAATCTACGGGGTTCAATTTACCTCTGGTGATACATCTACTCTTATTATTGATGAAACAAATTATAATGTTTATTCAGGTTGGACAGGTCAAACTATAAACCCCGCAAGTGCCGCAACACAACCATACGGAATTATGATTTATCCTGGCGTTCAGGATAATAAAATCGTTGGGTATTCCAATAACCCCGCATTCAATCCATATTATACAACCAATCCTGAATTTAATTATCATAATACAAAAGTTTATGACTATGCTATGAATACTGGTGTGGCACCTTTCAACCTTGATGGTTTATTTATGGCAACATTTGGAAAGGAAACAATCCCTATGACTGCGTTCGGTGGTTCGGTAAATCAAACAAGATTTAGAACACATTACTATAATTGTCCTATTGTTATTCCTTTTATGTATAGTGAAAACCCATTGTATAATAACTCAAATGTTGTGGATTCAATTACTTACTTATTAAAATCACAAGGCAACGGACAAATGAATTATGATACAGCATTAAATTATCCTATATCATTTACATCAGGGGCACCTTATTATTCTTATTTAGGTCAAAGAATCGCATACGGAATTTATAAACAAAATCCTAATTATTTGGAACAAAGCGATGTTGCTATTTTTCTTTCATCGGGAACTTGTGACCCAACAGGTGCAAGTAAAGTGAGTGAAATAGTCCAGTATAAAATGGTAGGTCAAGAATGTTTCAACGACCCCTTTAATTTTTTATTCTTAAACAGACAAGGAGTATGGGACACATACACATTTACAAAAAAGAATACCAAATCTTTTTTACCAAAAAGAAAAACATATTCATCTTATAAAACATTAAATTCCAAAGTTTGGAATAGACAATCATACGATGCGAGTCAAAGTGTTTATTACGGACAAGCAGAGGAGGTGGCAACTTTTGACACAGGATTCCTAAATCAAAATGATAGAGAAATTGTTGAGGATTTATTATTGTCCCCTTATCTTTATATGATTATGGATAATTATACACCGCAACAAAACGAGTGTGGGGGTTTTACACAGACACAAATATTTCCTTTCCTTATTCCTTGTGTTATACAAGATAGAGAGGTTAAAGTGTTTGAACAGAAATATCAAAGATTATTCCAATATACTTTGGAGGTTAAACAAACACCATACAGACCATACGATTTACCATACTAATATATGAGTTTAAGAATAAGAACAACAATAGAAGGAATACATAAGTTTTTGGACATCTACGAAGATGAACCAGTCCTTATGGAATTTTCTTTTGCGGAACTACAAGACATTACTCAAAAAAATAGTGCTTTTTCACAATCATTTAATTTACCTGGCACAAAAAACAATAATGATATATTCAATTATTATTATAATGTTAGTGCGCTACCATTAGATTTTAATCCCAACAATAAGTTTGAGACAATTTTAAGTTGGGATGGGTATGAGATATTACAAGGTAATATAAGGTTGAATAATGTGACTATTGATAAAGATGAAATTATTTATAACATAACTTTTTATAATCAGGTAGGAGATTTAGCGGCGAATATAGGAGATAAGTTTTTACTTGATTTAGATTTAACCAATTTATCACACCCTTATTCCTCCGATGTTATATTAGAAAGTAATATTGATTATAATTTATTTCCAATAACAGGAAACACAAACTACTCTTACCAAAATGGTAAAACTATGTGGGGTCTTTATAACATTGGTTATTCTTACATATCAGGTAATAGTGTTGATACAAATGTTAGTGCCTTGGTTCAGTTTTCACCTTTTTCAGCAGGAACATATACACCTGTGAGGGGTAATTTTGATTTTCCATTAACACCTGTAAATGATTATTATTATAAACCAACATTACAGATTAAAGAATTATACACTCAAATATGTAATGAGGCGGGGTATAAAATAAGTAGTGAATTTTTTGATACGAATTACTTTGAGAGATTTTATATGCCATTAAAGTTTTTGGACGAAACGATTTATGCCAGAAACGCTGTTCCATTATGTTTTAGTTATAATGTTCCAATAACAAACCTATACGATGATACAATAGAAGAATACCTTGACCCTTCTTTTGACCAAACTTGTAATAACTTAAACCT